CTCCATCTGTAGCATCCACATTGGCCCCGGCTTCTATGAGCGCTTGTACTATTTTTGTATGTCCTTCGTTTGCCGCCCTATGTAGTGGGGCTGATCTGCCATCTGTAGCATTCACATCGACCCCGGCTGTTATGAGTGCTTGTGCTATTTCTGTGCGTCCAAGTGTTGCCGCCAAATTAATAGGGGTCCAGCCTATGCTATCAGGAGCGTTCACATCAGCCCCCTTTTTTATTAGATCTTTTGCTATTAATGTGTTGTCAGATCTAACAGACTGTGCCAATGTTATTTCTTTATTTTTCATAGACCCATTTTTTTCTAGAATATAAATAATCTCTAAATGGCTATTTTTTTTTGCGATATCGAGCGGGGTGTATCCATTCTTATCTTTGGCCTTCACATCGGCCCCTGCTTCTAGGAGGGCTTCAACAGTTTTTAGTTTTCCTTCTTCTACCGCTTGTACTAATGTTATTGCTTTATTTTTCATAGTTAACTCCTTAATTAGTTTTTAGTATTAATATTCATCTAATGTTCTGAAACGTTTTTATTTAGCCATACGACATGACCCTCGGATTTATAGTCTGTAGATACAGTGTCCCACAATATAAATCCATCGGCAGGGTCCTGTGACTCTATTGATATTTTTTTGAAATAGTTAAGAACTATTTTTGCATCCAAATAAGAGTCGCACCAAAGTAGGCTACAACCGCCCTTATGACTGTGTATCTTTTCCAAAATATAATTAGTTTTATCGTCGTCCCCTCCGATTGCTTCCATTCGGCCTTCAAGCTCAACCAAGCGAATATTGTTCTCGTGGAATCCTGTGTGCCAAAGAGCGTCAATTTCTTCTCTATCAAATTCAAGTTCTACTGTTATTGCTTTGTTTTTCATAGTTAGCTCCTTAATTAGTTACGTTTTCTCTATACATACATAATAGCATTGTAACTATGTGATGTCATACCGATTATTTCTATTGCATCGTAGCATTGTAACTATTTCATTATATGTGAATATATGATAAAATAAGTCGTGTTAATATGGGATAGTTATGTCAAAAAAAAAAGGAGGGTTCTAGTGGCTTATGACCTTGAAGAGAAAATGGATATGGCTATTAATCTTCTAGAAGAAAATAAGAATGTAGTTACAAACCTACAACTTTATGGGGGAATTGGTGTGTCTGCTTTGTTCTTTCATACGAAAATTAAGAAACATCAAAAATATAAAACTATAGATTCGATGATGTGTACCAATAAAGCGCGTCTATCTCGCACAGCAACAGACCGATTGCAAGAGATGTCGGGGAATAATAATTATAAGGCTACAGAGACATTGCTAAGGATTGTTGATGAGGATGCAAGGGCTGCATTGGCTCCTAACAGAACTGAGAATGAGCAAGAGGAAGCTCCTATTAGTAAAGAAGAGATGGCTAAAGAAATCGTAAATCTATTTGCTGAGAATGGGTTTCACTAATTAATCTCACCGCTGAAAAATTATTGACTCTTTCTCCAGACAAGCTCGAGGAGATGTATAACAAGCTTAGGGAGTTTGCTCATTATAAAAAACATAATCAACTTGACTTTATGGACTTCGAAAAATACCCGCAACAGAATGACTTCATAACTAAATGTTTAGATAGAATAATTCATAAGAAGAGTAAGCTAAAACTGTTTACTCTTTTTGGTGGTAATAGGTCTGGCAAGTCTGAAGCGGGTGGAGCTGTTGTTGTTAAGGCGGCACTAGAGAAGCCGTTAAAAATCTTATGTTGTACAGTAGATTATAAGCTTTCAACGTTAGTACAACAGGCTAAGATTAATAAGCTTGTCCCTAAGTCATCTATAAAATACGGTAAGTATTCTAATGTGTCGGGCTTTACTAATGATATATTGACATTGAAGAATGGGTCACAAATTATATTTAGAACATATGCGTCTGGGCGTGAAACTTTTCAGGGGTTGGACTTGGATTTAGTGTGGGCTGATGAGGAGTTATCGTGGGATATATTCCAGGAGTGTTTAGCCAGATTAACAGATAGGGATGGGGTTTTCCTGTTGACATTTACGAGCCTGTCGGGTTTCACAAGGCTTGTCAATTTCCTTTATGAGAATCCAAATAAAGAGATAATATACACAAAGACACTTAGTATGTTAGACAATCCATTTATTGATGAGGCCGCAAAAGAAAATTATAAGGCGACGGTGGATGATGATGAAGTAGACTCTCGTATATACGGGAAGCCGCATTTAAAGGAGGGTTTAATATACAAGGAGTTCTCGAAGAGTTTACATGTTATTGAGCCTTTTGATCATGTTAGCCTAGCCCAAAAAAATCCAACAAGGTTTATTTTGACTGAAGGCATCGACCCACACGAGAGGACGCCCCATTATTGGGTACGTTTCTTATATGATAAGCAAGAGAACATATTATATGTGTGCGATGAGCTAAAAGCACCTAAGGAGAGCATGATCATCGCCGACTTTGCCCGGCTCATAAGGATTAAGCGAGGCATCACAAAAGGGGGTATGATTGAGCCTTCTTGGTGCCAGATCGATACGAGTGCGATGAAGCCGTCGGTAATCTCTTACAAAGCAAACGATGAAGAACAAGACGAGACACAAACCATCAGGCTTGAGTTCTTCAGAAACGGCATCAGTACAATACTGTGCTCAAAGGACAATGCAATAGGCCTCAATGAGGTCAAGAAACGGTTAAAAGTAGTTAAGACAAATACAGGTGAGATTAAGCGTAAGCCACAGCTCTATGTGTTCAATACATGTCCCGGAGTTCTCTGGGAGTTCAGCCGTTATTCGTGGGACAGTTATAGTAGTGCCAGGATATCGGAAAAGAGTGAACTACTTAACAGGGTCAAGAAAAAAGACGACCACTATATGGACGTTCTAAAATATGAATGCATAAAGCTTAAACCTATTGTCGATAGTCCTATGCAAGAGTCAACCACTGAATATGTAGAGAATTATCCAGGAATGGGATATTAAGGCCCTTTTATATGGTTTTTTCACTAAAAAAGTCTAAAAGTAGATAATTTTAATGAAGAACCATTGTTCGTATCGAGTTTTTATGATATGTTAAAAAGAGGCACTATGTCTCAGGATTTGATAGGAGGCAACCAAAATGGCAACAGAAAAAGGGTATGGGGAAGACTGGGCTAAGAGGGTTTATGACGAGAATACAGCGGTAGATCATTTTTTGGCTTTAAAGTCCAATTATGAAAATCAGAGACAGCCTTGGGAGTCTAAATGGAAACAGGCTCTAGCTGCATATCACTTGACTGATGATTTAGAGCAAGTGTATACGGGGAAAGCTAATATTAAAGTGCCTATAATGAAATGGAAAGTGAACGGTGTCGTTGCTCGAATTAATCGCATCCTTTTCAATATAGATCCTATAGGTAGATTAGATGATAAGAAATTAAAGCCAGTCGACAATACCATCGTCGATCTTTGGAATAAGTACATCTTCGGGTCTCAATTAGAGGCCATCGAGTTCAAGCAGGCGTTTAAGCAGTTTAACAAATCAAAGACAATAGAAGGTACGGCAGTTGCAGAGATCACACAGGAATATGAAGAGAAGCAGTTTAGTTTTTTTGAGGACGAGGAGTCGGAAAAGGTTATTGTTAAGGATAATACTTACTTTCGCAACCTTCTACTTACTGAGTTCTACAGCGATGTCAATTTTCAAGACATAAACAGAAGTCAAGCTTGTATAAGAAGTTCGTCTGTTACTATGGAATTTCTTTACGAAAACCGTCGAAGAACGATACAGGAGGAAGTCGAGGACGAGTTTGGTAACATTGAAATTGTTAATAAGGAGGTCGGTTTTTATAAGAATTTGAATTTATTAACCTTAGATGGGACAGGTAGTAATATCACAGAGGAGCAGGCAACTTACATCGAGTTTCTTGGCTTAAATAAAGGTGCTACAAAGAGCTTTAAGGACTCGTTAAAGAAAACAAATAAAACGGGTTTTGTGCAGATTGATGAGTGCTATGGTCTTTATGATTTAGGGAATGGGGTAGAGGAGGTAAAGGGTACTATAGCTAATGGTAGAATTTGTATTGAGTTGATTCCGACCCCTTTTAAACATAAGAGGTATGTAAGGCCTTTTATTGTAGGTCGTTCTGAGCCTATAGCAAATTGTTTGTATGGTACATCGTTCGTGATTTCAGGTAGGCAGTTGTTAATGGAGTTGAATGCGTGTAGAGCTCAGGCACTTGACGCAAAGACCCGTGCAATTAGTCATATGTATACAGTGGATGAGACAAAGAATGTTAGGTGGGATGGTCAGTGGAGGCCAGGCGGTATTATTTATAGTCAGGGCGGTAACGCAATACAGCCTCT